ATCGATCTTTTAATAATGGATTTACATACTTTAAATCGACTTCTGGCATCCAATATTCCCATAATGCTAACATGATATCGCCAAATGGTCCATTTTCCCAACGATCAAACATGTTTATGTTGTTTAAACGGTCTATCGGACTACATCTGCGGAAACATTGTTTTGCTATTCTTTCGATTTCAGTATATATTTCCTTATTCGTACATTCACCAGATTCAATCATAGCAACAATAATCTCAGCAGTTGAATCTTTTGCAAGATTAATAACTACTTGAGTTTTTTGATACGTATTATTGTTGTATAAGTGTATTAGTTGCTCAATATCATCGTTATCCAATTCATATAAATGATCTGGATTAGATCTATTTAGCAGTTTTTGTACGCTTTCTCTTAGCTTTATATCGCCGTGCGACATTGCTCTTTTTAACTTTGACATAGCTTTTACCTCCAAAGTATTGTTGAACATCTACCCATAATGGGTAGTTCCCATCTTTATCTTTATCAAACTTGGTATATGTTACACCATTTTTAGTTTGATATGTGATAAAAATTCCTTTTTCTTTGAGTTTACTAGCAACCCAACTTAGTCGTCTTAAGGTCGACCATTTCTTTTTAGTCTTTTTCATATTATCTCCATCCTAGTTTCTTTTCAAGCCATTGCACAGTATTTTTTAATTGGAAGTTATCTTCATTCATCATAGTATTTTCATTTTGTAATCGAAATATTGTTGCTTCCATTTCTAAACTTTCTTGTTTTAATTTATCATATCGATCTGCCCATTCTTCTATTTCTTTATTATGTTTCTTTTTTGGGATTAGATGAGTTTCTTTTATACCTTTTTCATTTACATATTGTTCTTTAACTTTTTCTAATATTTCAGAATTATCTACTATATCACATGCTTTTGTATATTCATTTATACTCATATTATACTCCTTATTCTAAGTTTTTCTTGACTTGTTCGTCAAATTGTTGGAATGAATGACAGTTACAGTATCTTTCTTGGTGTATTGCAGCTACCAATTCAAGATTTGGATGTATTAAACTGTCACATTTTTTACAGCGCTCACCTTCAGCCGCTATAATGTTTTTAATGTATGTTTGGTACATTAATTTTTTTGTTGCTAATAACATTTTGTTTCTCCTTTTCAAAAATTAAAATTACATTTGTAAAACTACATTTGCGAAGCTACATTTGCGAAACTACATTTGTCGCACTGACCTTAACGAACTCTATCGTCTACAGTGGCTTGGCTTATCTACCTACCATGCCCTGATTTCGGTTTTAAGTCCTGTTTAAAATAACCTCTCTTACATTTCAATCTATATATTTTCTTGAAGATAGTACTCCTTATATAGATGGTTAAGATCTCTTTCTTTTATGTCTCGAAATCTTTAAGACTTTTCATTTCATAGGCATCTCCTTATATTTATGAAATTATTGTGTTACTTCTTTAAGTGATATAGCAAGCTTTTCAATACAATCAAGTTCATGAATACCTTCTTGAATTACATTGAGCAAAATATGGTGTTTCAATTCTGCTGTTGTTGTAACATCAGGTGGTATTCTAACACAAAACATTTGATCTTTATTTGTTTCAGCTATTTCTATCGCTTTTTCTGGAATTATCTTATTGTGACCAACTAACCAAGCTACCTGGTCTTTTTCAGTTAATTCCGCAGTCCAGTCTTTTGGACTATCTCTTATAATCATGATCTTTCTCCTATCATGAGTGATTCTTACTAATCAGTGTTAATAATTCTTAACTGATCGTAAGCTAGAAAAGCAATGAGAGCAACTGACGCTGCTCCCATCACTATAAGCAATATCACCAGCATTAAGCTTGTGTTTCTTCTGGTAATATTTCGACGACTTTGTAAGCGTTCACAAAGACATCTGTTTTCCAAGAACCGTCGACATTTTTCTCTGTCTTCTCGATTCTTGCTTCTACAGATACTTTCGTACCCTTCTTAAGTCCTTCGATCGCTTTGCGAGCGGTATTCGCGAACACAGTCACGAACCACCATGTGGGTTCTCTTTTAACCCAAGACTTTGTAGTCTCATCATAGTAGTCGTTTGATTCAGCGATGCGGAGCTTTCCAAACTCCTTACCGTTTTTCGCTTTACCCATTTCTGAGTCTTGGCCTAAATGACCAACAAACGTTAACTTTGCCATAATAATTCTCCTTATAATGACAGTTTATGCCCGAATAGCCCATCTATTCGGATCGGTTTAAGGATCGACGATCCTTATGTGAGCACACTCACACTAAACTGGAATGTACTCAGATAAAGAAAGTGAGCAGTTTTAACACATGTGACCACGCTCAGGATAACGTGTCTGCTCAGGTGCGGAGAGTTTATTTAAGTGTATCCTGGATGACCTTTTTCTTTCATTCTTTTAACATGGTCATCATGTAGATCACTTCTATTACTACAGTCTACACTATTGTGATCAGTATATTCTATACATAATGCAGTTAAATGTTTCTTTAATCTCCATTTGCTTAAAGGTATAAAATCATTTAATCTATCTTCTAAATCATCTATTTTATATTCAAGATGTTGTATTTTCTTCATTAGTTCTTTTGTTGACATATATTACTCCTTATAATTAAAAAATGCGGCCTTTTTACTTGGATACCGCAGCAAGGTCGACCTTAGATCTCGTTGTATCGCTCTTTCCAGCGTACGAATTCTTCATAGAGTTCTGGATCATCGAATTTTAGCTCTATGATTGGAGCTTCTAATTCGTTGAGCGACATTTGTCGCATCTCAAATGATCCTTCAGCTCCCATGAATTCTTCATAGAGAACGAGATCGTTTCTGGCTTTCGCCATTTTCTCAACCATGATAACCTCCTTTAGTTATTATAGTTTATTAGAAATATGATTAGAAATATTAAAGAGACTGCTAAAATCTTCCACAATCTCTTCATTTCTGAATCCCAAGCAAATGTTCTTTCGATCCATTTGTTCTTCATTATATCTCCTTATATTTAATCTCAGCTTCATTACTAAGATTCGATCAAGTGATCGGCAATAGGACCTCTTTCGAAGCCCTATTAACTGTCACTTATATTTGTCATTGATGCGATCGTTCATGTCCATGAAGAACGGAACGAATACACAACATAATCCAATGATACCAAATACAAATATCATTAGATGAATCGCGAAATGTTCTAACATAATAGTCTCCTATGATTTAGAAGGTATAGGCTCGATAAGATCTTTCACTTCTATCAAGTGTCTTACAACATCTCGAGCGTCCAGATACTTTAAAGTATCATCAGTAATATGAGTATCGTAAGTAATATCACCTTTCTGATCTAGCACTGCCATTTCAAAATAGCGAACATCTTTACTGATACTGTATTCGTCGGGTTTTCTATGTACTCCGTACATAGTGTTCACGACGCTGGCTCCATAGCCATTAGGGAATTTATATATCGTCACAAATCCATAAGAATTCTCCCTTTCTTTCACGATATATTGGTCGAAATCTGACATAATAATCTCCTTATAATGTCGTTAAAAAGATCATAGATTCGACCACTCCCTTATAGAGAAGAAATATAAGGTAAGACTGAATGAATCTGAATCTATGATATTCCCTTGGGCAAGGAATTAGATAATCCCTATATGCCCAAAGCAATTATAGACAGCCCCATTTCTTGAGCTGTGATTTACTAAAATCTCCATACTGTTGCAGATTTTTAAGATCTTCTGCTTCTTCTTGGAGTCTTTCTTTGTGTTCAGCATTAGCTTTATCACAAAGATCCTTTAGTTCTATCTGACGATCTTTTTCAGATAATTTAGAGAATTCGTTTCTTGAGAATTCTCCAGGTCTTGAACCAAATACATCTTTAAAAGCATCACTAAAGAATTGTAGATCAGCTTCTAAAGGTGTGTAATCTTGCCACGGATCTCTACGTTTTACTGACATAATACTCTCCTTTATAATTAAGGATCACATGGTTTAAAGTCTCGTGATCTAAAAAGACTATGTTAATAAACTGTAAGATCACAGTGTATTAAGATAATCTTTGGGTAAGACAAAGCGTGCAATCACAGTGTCACCTTGTGGTCAACATGTGGTATCTACAAAGTAATTACACGCATATATCTCTTATCTCTTATCTCTTCCAGGCTCCGATCGTGTTGAGGCCTATAGACTCAAGATCGTCCGCAGAGAATACATCCTCTGGAGAGACTGTAACAGTCTTAATGTAAGAGAAGTGGTTATCCCTAAGATCTACTTGCACTTCGGCTTGTAATGCATCATTAAACCAGATGTGAGTGTGATCACCCAGAATAGAGTGAGTCCACTTAGTAGAGTTATGGACGTACGATACTACATTCTTAATGGCTTGCTTGCTAAGGCTAGCGATGTAGTGACTACGATCTGTTGGATTTAGATCGTTTAGTTTTTTGATCATTGATTGATCGGGATTTAATTTGTATTTCATTTGATATCTCCTTTATTATTATAAAAGTGCATAGTAAATAATGCACATGAGCTCTTGATCTTGATCTCTTATCTCTGATCTCTTGATCTGAAGCTCGGGGGCACTTGATCTTATGCTCGTAGGCTCTTTATATAGATTTAACCCACAGGTGATAAACATATGAAAAATGAGAAAACACCATTGGATGGTGAGGAATTTATGGAATCAGTATATAAAAAAGAATTGGGTCCTGATTTTGCTACAGTGGAAAGCGGAGTCGCAATTGGGGAAATAGATTGGACGAAGGATTCAGAATATATACGATTATTTGGAGATAATAGGCCGCCTCCACTGCCGCCTATGTCTCCATTTGAATAGTAAAAAATTATTTAGAAAACGTACAGAGCTCTCAACAGAGCCCATTCGTATCGACAGGATCGCTACGTAAGAACATACAGGGAAAGCAGCAGCCTCGGGGTTGCTACAGTTCTGTATGTTTTTTAAATCATTTAATATAGGAGGAAGTATGCCATTTAAAAAAGGCGAACCTCAACATCCTAACGCTATGGCTCAACATTGGAAGAAAGGGGAGTCCGGGAATCCTAATGGGAAACCTGTTGGCTCAAAAAATAAATTAACCCTGACGAAGGAAGCTTTTAGTAGGGGTGAGGGTTTGAGTCCCGCCGATATGCTGGTGGAGATTGCAAGGAGGAACTTTGCACAACAGACGACTGCAGGTGATAGTTTAGCGATGAAAGCGATTATCGAGGCGAATAAGTTTATTGAGCCTACTGCGGATATAGAAAGTATTAAAGAGAATGTTAAAGATGTATCTACAGAAGAGTTGCAGGCAAGAGTATTAAAACTTGTGAGCAATAAGTAGGAGACGCTATGCCAAGCGAAGATGAGTTGTTGGAAGCAGTTGAAGAGCTTGAGAAAAGAAAGCAATGGGAGATTTGGAAAAATGATCCTGAAGCTTTTATTAATGAATGTTTATATATTTATCCTAAAGATGCAGCGCTGGGTAAAATAAAACTTAAGATCAATTCAGCGCAAAAGATTGTTGTCGATGAGTTTAATCGTCAGATGAATAAATATGGTCGTGTTCGAATGATCATATCTAAATACCGCCAAGCTGGGTTTAGTACGATAAGTTCTGCCTTGATATTTCACAGAGCTTTGTTCTACCAATCCACGAGGGCGGTTATTATATCTTTAGATAAACCCACGACGGAAAGTATTTTTAGTATGTCTAAAACTTTCTACGAGGATTTGCCAAAGGATATACAACCCGAGTTGAGTGCATCGAATAAAAGGGAAATGAAATTTGTAGACAACGGGTCGATGTACCGTTGTTTTACTGCAGGCGCAGATAACCCCGGAAGAGGGACAACTAACACTGCCTTGCTATGTGACGAAACTGCTTTCTTCCAGAGTGCAGAGAAGGTTATGGCTGGACTATTCCAGTCTATTTCACTCTCTCCTGGAACGATAATCATTATCAATTCTACGTCTAACGGGGCGCAGGGGGTATATTATGATCTATGGCATAAAGCAGAACAAAAATTAGGGAATTTTACATCGTTGTTCGTACCTTGGTATATCCAGGACGAATACAGAATTGCAGTACCAGATGGTATTGTATTAACATCTGAAGAGGAGAAACTTAAAGAAGAGTGGAACCTAGATGATGAACAGATTTATTGGAGACGAATAAAAATAGCAGAAACATCTTCTATTTTATTCAAACAGGAATACCCGTTTACCGCACAGGAAAGCTTTATACAATCAGGATCTAATGTATTTGATGTTGAAGTAATCAACCAGTATATGCCTTCACCACCTGAATCTATAAGAAGATTTAATAAGGAATATGCTAGCTTTGACGAGAATGTCGAAGGAGAATTGCAAGTATGGGAACCGCCGAAAAGAGAAAGTAAATATCTCATCGGCGCGGACGTCGCCGGTGGGGTCGGCGGGGATTATTCTGCGGCAGTTGTGATGGATAGCAATAGAAATATTGTCGCGTTGTACAGAAATAACAGGATTGATCCTGTATTTTTTGGACATGTATTATTTTATTTAGGTAGATGGTATAACAATTGTTTACTAGCTCCTGAATCTAATTCTATTGGATTAGCTACGATACAACAGTTACATTCAATGAATTATCCGAATCTATATCAGCAGAGAAAAACAGCTAATGTTAATCTAGGCCATGATATAAATTCATATGGATTTAAAACTACGGTAAGTACTAAGGTACCTATCATATCTAATTTACAGGCTATGATTAAGGATTATGATATAAGTATTCCTTCAAGTCTTATTTTAAGTGAATTAAAGAATTATATATTAGTAGGTGAAAACAATAGGATGCAAGCCGCTGTAGGTCATCATGATGATACTGTTATGGCTACTGCTATTACTTGTGAAGCTTATAGAACACATGGTAATTCTTTAACAAATAGAAAGTTCTCCTTTGGAGAAATGAATCAACATACATATACAGATGATACTAATTGGCTGTAACTGAGAGAGGGAGTATGGAAATAAAAAAAGTAACTGATGAAGAACTGATTGCTCAGATTGATTCAAAAGTTCGTAATAGTATTGGAGGTCTGACGGGCGCTGGTGATTTGTCCGCTAGAAGAGAGAATGCTACGTATGAATTTAATATGTCGCCGTTGGGTGATTTAAAACCTCAAGGAGTCAGTAAGATAGTATCTTCTGACACGACTGAAATCATTGAGAGTTATACTGCTCTTACTACTAAGTTATTACTTGATAACAACAAACTAGCAAACTTTGTACCTAGAAGTGCTAAACCACGTGATATTCATCAAGCTAAAGTAGCTTCGGATGTAGTTAATTATTGTATCTTTAATAAGAATGATGGTTGGAAGACAATAAACACTTGGGTTAAATCTGCTTATTTATACGGCAATGGAACACTAAGTTGGTCTTGGGTAGAAGACTCTGAATATGAAATGGAAGAGTATGATCAAATTCCTGAAACAGTATTAGATGAATTACTTGCTGATCCGTTAGTAGAGATTGTAGGTGATTTAGAAATTGCTGAGAATTATGATCCTAACCAACAAGAGCAAGTATATCAGAACGTAAGGCTTCGTAGGACAATTGATAAATCAAAAGTAGTTATTGAAGCTATTCCACCTGAGGCATTTCTAATTAACAAAGATGCTAAAGGAATTCAAGACGCTACGTTTGTAGCTAAAGTTGTAGAACTTAGTTATTCAGAGATTCGTCAAATGTTCCCTAACTTCCATAAAGATTTGTCAGAGATAGGTGAGAATTCTGAAGTTGGTCGAGGTATGTCTTGGTCGCAAGAAATATCATCTAGGAAATCTTCTGCTGGAATAGACAATTGGTTAGCTAACGAGACTTTAGATGATTCTGACGAAGCTAATACTATAATAGAAGTCATAGAATGTTGGATTAGATCTGACAGAGATGGTGATGGTGTAGCAGAATTAAAACATGTAATTAAAGCTGGTGAAGATATTCTACAAGAAGATGATGTATCTTATATTCCTGTAGCTGATTTAAATCCAGTAGAGATTCCTCATGAGTATCATGGTTTATCTTTAGCTGATATGGTTCGTCCTCAAATGCAGGCAACTACAGCTATATTAAGAGGTTTTGTAGAAAATGTATACTTTGGAAATTATGGCAGAACACTTGCTGATCCAAATGTAGTAGACTTTTCAGCATTACAAAATCCAGTACCTAAACAAGTTATTGCTACTAATGGTCCTGCTGTTAATTCAGTTCAACAAATAGGACCTGAGCCTATATCTTCTGGAACACAAGGCATGTTAGAATATCTACAGTTGCAGAAAGAACAATCAACAGGTTTAACTAAAGCCGCTATGGGATTAAATGATGCTTTATATGTATCAGGAAACTCAGAAGCAAAATTAGCACAAACACAAAATGCTGCTCAAATACGTATTGAGCATATAGCAAGAAGATTTATGGAAACTGGATTTAAAGATCTATGCCGTGGATTATTAAAAGAAATGAAGCAGAATATTAAAGAAGATATGATGTATAAGACTGATAAAGGTTATGCCTCAATATCTCCTGCAGATCTGCAAATGATTCCTTCTAATTTAGACTTAGATATTCAAGCTAATTTAGGGGAGAACTCCAATCTTAATATGCAGCATAAGTTACAGCAAATAGGTGAATTGATTCCTTTAATGGCTCAAGATCCTACTGCTAGAAAGTATATATCTAAAGATGCTGCTTTTAATTTAGGTGTTAAGATGGTTAATTCTATGGGATTAGATCCACTTGATTACTTCGTAGATCCAGATGATCCACAAGTAATGAAGGAAATAGAAGCAAGAGAACAAGAAAGAAAACAGCAAGAACAGCAACAAGCCCAAGCTGTGCAAGATCAAAATGCTGCTAATACTAGTCTTATTAAAGCTGAAATAGATAATAAGAAGATAGATAATAAACGTCAATTACTTGAAGCGGAAGATGAAAGTAATAGAAACTGGGCTGAGATTAAAATTAAAGCTGAGGGAACTGAAGGTGCTTCATTGCCTACAAAAATCCCTGTAAATTTCCAAGGTCTATATCAAGACACAGAGGAGAGTGAGAAACAAGCTGCACTGCAGCAACAACAGCAACAACAACAAATGCAGCAAATGCAGCAAATGCAAGGAGGAATGCAAAATGGGTGAGATATGGTTTTATGATCATTCTGCTTTAACTTATATTAAACCATCAGCTTTTACAGTTGATGCTAATAATAGGTTAACTGGCAATGTTACTAAAATGGATGGAACAACAAATGTTGCGGTAGCAGCAGGAGATTTATTAGTTTCTTTTGATAACATGGATGGAGTGACTGGTACTACTACAGTA